GCTACATGACCCTCTACTTCCTGTGGTGTGCTCTTGGCATCATAGGGAGTAGAGATTCCCTTAGACTGCATAGACTTCACTCGTTCTTTCTGAGAGTGTCCTAGGCAGTGGTAGTCGATAGGCGTGTACTCTACTGTGTGATCGTCTTTATCTTTCTTCATCTTTCCTTACTCCTACTCCGGTTAACATTCCTGCAGAAGCCGTAGTGACCCCTGCGTTGACTTGTTTCTCAGCCCTCAGAAGTTCATCACTAGGCTTGGCGGTAGCTATACCAAACAAACTTTCCTTGACATCTGCTTTGTTTGCTGGTTGGACAGACTCTATCTTTTCTTTGTTCTTAATAACGTCGTAGTGAATCGGAGGTGTTACAGAGACTGATCTGTTAGGTAACGCGGCGTCCAAAGCAGGACCTACTCCGGGTAACTTCTCTAGAAAGTTATGTTCATCTGACACTACCCCCATGACTCTACCGTTAGGACTAATCTTGGCTATGTAGTTTACACCACCTTCAGTAATCGCGTCACCAGTAAAACTACCTGTTACCCATACACCTTTATCCTTAGCACCTTCCCACGTTTCACTTCTTTCTGTCAGAACCCACTTAGGTTTTTGTTTGTCTTTGTTTCTCTTGTCGTTCCACCGCCGGTTTGCGTCAGACTCAGCCTTAACTTTCTCCCACAGTTCTCTCTCAGACAGTTTCTTGTTGTCACCAAACATCCTACGAATAGAGGGTATTAGTTTACTCTTTGCAATAAAGTCCTTGTGGTGTGACCCTGTTACCTGATCTCCCGCACCTGCGTTCTTTATTCTAATTTCGGCTTCCGGTGTTTCGGAAAGCACCCTATCTTTTCTGTCTCTCCAAACATTGTTTACGTGTTCGCCTATGATATCTAGGTCTTGGTCCGAAACAGGGGCTGTATATCCAGAGGCGTAAGACCCCTTTAGGTTATTACTTTTTATAGCGTCCTTATAGGAGAACTCTGTAACTTTCACAGGCTCCGTCAGAAAGCTTCTTCGGTTTAGTCCGTCAACCCCTTCAGCCACATCTCCCGTACGTCCTGCCTGATTTGCCACGTTTGTTGTGAACTGTGTCTGCGCCGTAGCCCTATGATTCGCCTTAAGCGTCTTAAGCCTCAGAGCCTCCTCTGCCTTCTCTTGCATTGTCTGGGTAACTTGTTGCTCTCTGTAGAGTGCTCTTGCTGAAGGACTCACAGTCTGGTTGAGTGACCTCCATAATGAGTCGGTTAGCCACCCTGCACCAGACGTAAGCTTCTCTCTCATGTTTGCTGAGTCTTGAGTGTTTTCTAGGTTACGAATCCTAGGACCTACCTTAGGTACGCGAGACAGCGTCTCTTGGTTCTGCATGATTAACTCATCAACCACATTAGGCTGTGCAGTATCAGACGGCTTATAGTGATTGTTTATCTCGTTACTAGGGGCTGATAGTGTGTTACCCTTGAGGCTTCTAGGACCCGCTAGTTTATGGGCTGTACGTATACCTTTAGCCGCTAGGCCAACACCACCCACTATAGGAGCTACAGGATCTACACCAAAGTCCAAGCCAGCTTCTGCAATCTCATCAGTTACTGTAGCGGTTCCCCTGTATCCTGCCCTGTTACCCACGTTTACATCGTAGGAGAAATCAGGCAACCCCCAGCTTTCTTCGTCCCCTGATATATTCTTCTTAAGCTGACGCTGTGGGTACTCTAAGCCGTCTCCAGCCAGACTAAATCCACCTTGGTACGCCTGAGCTTCAGCGTCGTACTGAGCTACAAAAGCATCAGCTAATTTCTCCCACCAAGGGCGTTCACCAGCTTTCATCCGCTGCTCTCTTTCTTTCTTTAGGTCTTCAAACTTAACGCCCATTAGTCAGGAATCCCCATCGCAACATCAGCAGTTTCTTGCTGTCGTACTAAGTTAACATCTCTGATGTTGTTCCGCAGAGCCGCCTGCTCTTCTTCTGTCATCTCATCTAAGATGTCTGAGAGTATCCTCTGGCCTGCAGCGTACATAAGATCTGAAGTCTTAAACTTAGTGTTCTGGAAGTCGATGAGTTTCTTCACATTAGCTGGGTTAAGAGACGCCTTAGCGAGTACGTAAGGAGTGCCTAAGATTGCCGCGCCTCCTAGAAAACTTCCTGAGGCTCCAGCCGCTACCCCCTGAAGGCCGCCCCACATATCTCTAGCTGCGCCGTATTCCTTTGAACGGAACGCTAGCTCACCCAAGTTACTTCCAGGTTTCACAGAAGCTTCAGCCATCAGGTTGATTAGCTGTTTTACCTGAGGGTAGTCAGAGCCTAAGATGGCCTTGTACTTAGCCGCCGTAGTCGGGTCTGACAGTTGCTTCGCTAGGTTACTGTAGTTTGCAATGTCAAACTGCGGCTTACCTAGAAGAGGGAAAGTTTGCTCTAAGAACCCTTTCTTAATCAGCGCGTCAGCCTCGTCAAAGGATATAAACCTACCAGCCATCTCTGCTGAGTCTATCTCTTTAAAGGCGTCTCTCAGGCTTTTCTTAAACGCTATTACCTGATCTATGTTACCGCCCTTGGTCAACAGTTGTCCCAGCGCGTTGTAGTTACCTTTGTCTGCCTGTGCCACAAAGTTGCTGTTGATTCTGGGCGACAGGCCGTCGATGCCTTCAGCATAGGCGTCTTTCATAGCCTTGTACTTCTTAGCGGCATCTGGGTCTACAGTCTTAAGCGCCTTGTACGTAGCCTCTCGTAGCTCTTTTGCAAGCGCAGTAAGCTCCCTGTGTGCGTTAGCGTTGTGATTAGGTGAGCCTACAGGAGCACCAAAGGAGCTATCTATCTGCCTAGTGATCTGTTTGTCTAGAGCAACCAAACCCGGCAGGTTAGTCTTTGTAGCCAAGTTATCGCCTATTAGAGAACCTAAGTTCTTGTGGATGAAGTCTACTGTAGCAGGGTCTAGGTCTACGATTTCTCCGGGGTGCGTGTTACGTGCGATATAGTTGTTAGCGACGTAGATGTGCTTACCGATAGGCAAGTCTATTTTACCCCCCACCTGACTCGCTAGCTGATCCAGAGACTCACCATAGTTTTTGTACAGCGCCTGTTTGCCCTGCTCTACGACAGTCATCAGTTCCTGAGCAATCTCGTTGGCTGAGCCACTAGAGTTTACACTCAGTTTGTTGACCACCTCAGACAGCGACTCAGAAACCACCTCGTTTACCTTAGCCGCGTTAGTGTCGAACTGGCGTCCAGAGAGCAAACCTAATCTCCCTATCCTCTCCTTTAGCAAAGCGACACCCTCAGCCCCTACCTGTGAAGGAGTCAGTGTAGCCCCGCCCTCTTCCAGAATCTGCTGAGAGGCCCTGATAGAGGCTGTTGTTCCTGCATCGCCGCCTAGCTCCTGCACGAGTTGTTCTGCGGCCTCCCTAGGTGTGAACCCCATCTTCTTCCTAGCCACAACCCAAGCAGGCTTGATAGCCTTCCCCAACACAGGAAGTGCCGTGTCGAATCCCATAGAGATTGCGGCCTCCTCTAACGCCTTAGCGTACTCTAGGTCCTCGCCTGAGAGGTCATCAGATATCAGAGAGCCAGCAAATGTTCCTACAGCACCACCTAAAGTGCCTCCAGCCCACATACCCGCAGGACCTAGAGGAGTACCTATGACAGTGCCTAAGATTCCCCCGCCCACCCCTAGCGGCACGTCCATGTTCTTGTCCAACCAAGACGGCTCAGGGGCCGCAGGCTCTACAGGAGAAGGCTCAGGCTCAGTTTTAAAGTCTTCTATAGTCGCATAACCCCCAGCGATTGCTAGGTCTTGGAGTACTGCCTGAGAGGTGTCTGCAGGAACGTCTTCAATAACTGTTCCGTTAGATAGCGTTACGTCAATAAGCTCCATTTTTATGATCCTCTCGGCAGGTCACCAAATTTAACACGTCGGTTGGGTGGAGTAAGTGGAGCACCAAAGCTCTGTCTGTTAGTCATGTACTGCTCAAAGGTGTCGCTAGTGGCTCGTGTTTCAGCGTCTCTCAAGTTTCTTTTAGCGACATCTAGCATCTCCTCTAAAATTGCTCTGTTTGCCCCTTTACTTCTAACTAGGGATTGGTACAGGCTTTCCAAATAATTTCTTTCGCCTTCTGAGATAGCGCCTTCAAAAGCATTTAGACCGTCTAGGACCTGCTGTCCTGCCTTGAGATTAAAATCAGCTTCGTTTGCAGGCTCTTCACCTAGGAACTTCTGTGCGGCCCTTACTACTGCCGTAGAAAAACCACCAGTTCTCTTAATGGTTTCAAGTACTTCTAAGCTACTCTCAGTACTTCTGATGGTCCTCTCAATCGCAGGAAGGGCGTCCACGGCTTCTATGCGTAACTTAGCAAACTGCTCTGCTTCTGTTGTTCCTCCCGCAGTTTCTACGTCACGCTGAGTCTTATCACTAGCAGACTCCGTGTACGAACCGCCTACGGGAGTTAGTTTACTAGAGGGGACCGCTGGAGCACCGGGGCTAATAGGAGTCCAGTTTTTTCTCTCGCCAGTGGTTGTCCTCACGATTCCTAGCTCGTATAAATTACCGTCTTTGTCTCTGTAGGTCCCTGCACCACGGCTACTAGTTACTTTCCCTGTTTCCTCTTCGCGTTTCTTGTCCTCCAGAGCATTCTTCTTGGCCTCCAGAGCAATATTCATGGCATCTTCTCTGGACACACCAAAGGAATCTGCCATGCCAAAGTAACCTGACTGCATCTTCGGGTTCGTGATGTCAAACTTTGGGTTGTTGGCTAGCGCCATTAGCTCACCTTTACCTCTAGAGCCTGTAGCCTGCGTCCTCTTGTCTACTTTAGCCGTAGCCTGCTTAGCCGCCTCGTAGAAAGCCTTGGCGACATCCAGCTTACCCATAGACTGATACTTCTGACCCATAGCGTTAAGCTGGGCAGGATCACTGGCGTACTCCTGTAGCTCCTTCTGTACTTGTTGATCTTGGGCATCCTGAGCCTTCCTCTCGGATCGGGCAGTAAGCATACCACCTATGTCCTTACCGATTTGGGCGACAGGAGATCCAATCGCTCGACCGATGTTAGCACCGGACTGAGAGAGCATATTAGCTATTGTTGCATTTGGCATTATCCGTTACTCCTGTATTAACCACCCAACCACCAAGGTCTGTCATCACCTCCAGCGGTCAAAATACCACCAAGACCACCCAGTAATCCTCCGTACACGCCACCGTAGAGTTGTGCGAGTCCTGTCTGTTGCCCAAGCTCACCCTGAAGGTTAGCAATAGCTGCCTCAAGAGTGTACTCACCTTGCTGTCTACGGGCTGCGTCAGCCATACTAGCAACATCCAGAGCAGGCGAAAAGGACGACAAGAGAGACGCCTGAGGCGCGTAACTCTGCTGTAGGAACTGACCGCCTAGTTGCGCCTGTTGCATCTGCTCAGCTTGTCCCTGTTGCATAGCAGTCAACATCGCGCTGTTCTGGGCCTCTGCCTGTGCCTTAGCCATCGCGAATTGTTCCGGAGATCCTCCGAACTGGTTAGTCATGATACCTGATCTTCCTTGTGACAACAGACGTTCCTCTAGAGCCATACGCTGTCGTTCTTCCTCAGGTTGCTGAGTAGCCCTGATCCTGTTGTAGATATCAGTCTCTCTTTGCCCTGTGTCCTGCATTGCCTGCTTATAGAAACCAGTAGCACCTCCGAACAGTCTGTCAGACATCGCCTGCTGCAAGGCGTTTAGAGAGTACGTGGTACTCCCATCTTCGGCTGTGCTTGTGATTCCTGAAGGACCTGAAACCGTAAACGGCTTAAAGTTAACATTAGGAGCAGTTAGCTGAGTCAAGGGGGTCTCGTATAGAGATGTAATTTCGTCAGGAATTAGACCTGATGTAGCAGACCCAAGTAGATCGCTTAGCAAACCCATTAGTAAGTACCTCCGTTAATAGTAACCGTATCGGAGTCATCTAGAATCATAATGACATCCCCCGTTACAGTTAAGTCGCCCACTGTTACCTGACCTGTGAACGTAGGATTACTAGAGTTTGCCTTGCTTGCAACTGCAGCGGCAATGTTGTCAAACTCTACGTTAAATTCTGTTCCTCGGATAATTTTGCCGGGGTCTCCAGAAGGCAAACTATCCTTAGCGGCAAAGTTAGTTGTCTTTGTGTAGTTGCTCATAATGTTTTACCCATAAGTGCTAAGACGTTAATTTCTTGGAGAGATAAAGCAAAACCATTTATTTCTGACTCAAGACCGATAGTAATTACTGAACCACTTCCTGTAGTGTTTACAGGTGGCCTACTAACAGTACTACCTCCAGTGTATTCAGCAACAGTGTACTCTGAAGTAGGGGTGTTGTAGTCGAAAGGTGTCTGGTTCCCTACTATAAACTCTGTTGTGGTAAACGTCGTTCCAAAGTCGTAAGCCCACTTAACAAACACTGTAGCACTGTTAGCGCCTACTAGAGTGGGTCGTAGTTTCTTCAGGAACTTCAGCTTCGCTGGATCACCAAAAGTCAGTCCGGGACTGTAGTATCTAAAGATGTAGCTATTAGGAGTTATAGTCCCTGAATCGTTAAACTGGTCAGAGTACCCAGAGTACTTACCCAGACCATCTGCTGTTCCTACAAGAAGAGTGCCGTCGTTGTTCTTACGTTCGTACGACCTAAAGGGTGCCCCTGTCCATCTAGTTACCCTGTAGGCGTTGTTCTCTAGTCTACCCTTCAAATCAAAGCAGTAAGTTAACTCTTGATCTGGGAACGTAATCAAGTAGAAAGAGTTCTCTGGGCTATACACAGATGCCGTCTGACAGCTACGATTGTCTATTATAGCAATCAACTCAGTCTTCACGTTCAGGCTCAAGTCAGATATAGGTAGCGACTTCTCCTGTATCGTACGACCAAAGCTCCTTAGGCCATCCTGTGACATAAACAGAACGTCAGTACCTATGCCCTGCACAGAGTTCCTACAGATACATCCCACACCAGCTATAGTGTCCTCTAAGAGCATCAGAGCAGGACTAAAGGCGTTACCGTAGACTAGTATGCTGTGCTTACCTAAGATAATTAGCTTGTCGTTGTGTGCTACTAACGCTCTAACCTCATCGTACCCGTCAGGCCATGCCTTAGCTACATCAATAGAACCGCTAGAGCCTCCTGAGAAGTCTGTGCCTATCAAGAGGTCTGACCAATAGATAGTCTGTGTGTTAGTACCGCTGTCTACTACAAACAATCTACCATAAGCCGCTATAGCCTCGTTACAGAACAAGGCAGGATTCGTGGGTGAGCCTGTGGCACTACCAAACGTCCTGAGGCCTGTGGCAGCGTCGTACACGAGGGGCTCTAGGCCTCTCTGGAAAAAGTAAGCTTTATCGTTGAAGTTCACTATCTTCCAGTTATCTCCAGTAACAGTGTACCCTGATGGAGTGATGTCAACTAAGGTATCGTCAGGATCTACAGTTGAAGTAGTCTTTAATATCTTGTTGTTACCTGTGACAAAGATTTCTTCGTTACCTACATCATCGTAAAAATGGTGAATCTTAGTGGCGTAACTATCCCCCAGAAGCGTCCTGTCAACAGTAAATAGGTCTACACCCTTACGTGACGCAATACGTCCACGCTTGTCGATCACAGCGTTATCAGCGACGTCAGCAAAGGAGAAATCCTCTGCAATAGGAGAGTCCTCTGTGTTGACTCCTTTGAATCCGGGAGCAACTAGGTTAATACTTTGTAGTGGCTGTGCCATACACTAGTCTCCTTAAGGAGTGTACCAAATGGTTTCTTCAGGGTGCTTCTGTGCGTCCAGAGCGATAGCGTCACTCAGAGATTTGTCAGCAATACCAAAGTACTCTGGAGTAGACGTACCTCCTGTCTCCCCACGCTCACGAGACGCTAAGGCCACCGAAAGATGGAGAACAGGCAAGTAAGGAATAAGCACCTCGTCAGTATCGTTCTCTAGTATCTTAGGTCGAATAACGTCGCCTACGCCGTCTGTAATCTGACCTCTGTTTAATACGTTGAGCCGTAGAATCGTACCGTCCTTGTCAGGCTTAGGGTACAGATCGATCTGAGTGTCCCCGTTGTTGTCTACACCGTTAAACGTGTAGTACCTAGGAGGGCCAGAGACAGGCTCCTGCATCATGTAACGCTGGTCAAACCAGATGGGCGTACGGTACTCCATGTCCCAGTTG